GACATAAGCGCGGAAGGTGTCACCGTGATCGGTAACTTCCAGCTGCTCTTTGTCGATTGACATTGACCAAGACCGCACAGCAGCGATCTCGCCAAGTGCTGCACCAGCTGCGTCCTTGTCGAACTTGATGGTGCCCTGTTGTCCTCGATAAAAAGCCATGATCAGATAGCGGTGGTGATGGTGCCGTTGGTCACGAAGTTGACCGTGATGATCTCGATTTCACCAACCGTGGCGGAAAGGTCAGCCGATGTCACCACACCATCAAAGCTAATTTTTTTGTCGCCGCTTGTGTCGAGAAATAACTCAAACGAGGCGGAGCCTGAATCGGTCGGGGTGTTGATGTGATCAATAAAAGCAGCCGTCTCATCAGATGAAGACGCCGTGTAAATCACCTCGACACTGCCCGATCCCGTGATGATTCCCCCGACGTTTCCGCCGTAGGTGTCACCCATCACTGTGGTTTCCAACACCTCTTTGTCGAGAGTCAGCGACCACGAGCGGGTGCTGGTGATTGCAGAGTTACTAGAGCCTGCGTCGTCGAATTTGACGCTGCCCTCCTCACCTCGATAAAAGGCCATGGTCAGAGTTCCTCGATGGATTCAAAGGTCACACGGACCTGTGTTTGAAAATAGCCCTCGGGAGCTGGTGAAGCCAGTGCCTCTGGACCGGAAGGGGCGTCGAAGTAAACCCCCGACACGTTGACCCTATTGTAAAGGTCTCGAACGCGCTTACCAATGACGTAATTACTTCCGGGACCAACACCCCGAGGAGTAAAGATGTTCATCACCATGATTCCGACAATCAAGTTGTCAGAGTCAGAAGTACCGCCTTGAGTCAAATAATCGTTGTCACCAAAGCTGACCTGACACTGCACCCACGAAGAGTTAGGCGTCGGCTCGTAAGGCATGTTGTGGAACACAACAGGAACAACCGGACTGCCTGCCAGCTCAGTTGCCAGGCGAGCTTCGATAGTTGACCTGATGGTATTGAGATCCGCTGCTGCCATCAGATGCCTCCAGTGATCCGCCTCATAACTTTAGGCATCTCCAAAGACACGACTTCTCGCAAAATCAACTGCGGATAACGCTGCGTGACCTTTGGAGTCCCTGTGGTCTTTGGTGGGCTGTCATTCCCCGGAGCGTATTTGCCTTTCCAAGAAGGCGGCAACGACTCGCCAAACATCACAGCAGGCGCATAGTCCTGAGTATTGGAGCCATTTGGATTGAGCTTAGAACTGACGTAGACACGTCCCGTGAAACGATTCACTGATTCCTTTTGCCAAGAGCCCAGCAACGTTCCTGTCACGACTGGAGTTCCCAACCCAGGCGGCGTGGAAGTTCTGAGCCTGACAAACAGCTCGTTAGTCAGCGAGGTCACCAATCGCTCTAGTTGCGACTCAAACAAATCAGGGATTTGGTCAATCGCAATCTCTGCAGTCCGGCTGATTGTCTTGGGCCTACGCGCCATCCTTACGCCCTCAAAACGAGTTCGTAAGTGATCGCCGTGTTGTCTTGGTCAATCGTTTCAACCTGAATGATCTGATGCACCACGCTGCTAATCACCACACGGTCCTTCGTCTCAGGCGCAGTTGCTAGTTCCTTGGCCGCGACAATCAGGCGCTTATCACTGGCTTGAATTAGCTCGTTAACCTCACTCTGTTTGATGTTCTCAACAACGCCTTTGATGTTGGTATCACTTTCCGATTCACCAATCACGCCCGTCGTCGTGTTGTAAGTGCCGGCCGTGACATAACGGATAGTCACATCAGCGCCCAACGCCTCAATGACGTTGCTGGCAACCTTTTCAAGCGACGACGCAAGTCCCATCAGAGGTTGTAGGCGAGGCAGGCACCACTGCTAAGCGTGATGCTGGTGATGATCCCGCAAATGTAGGTATCGGCAACAAAGGTTTCGCTGGCCAAGCTGTTGCCGGTTGCGTTCTTCACCGTGATTGCACTGATCACGCTGTCTTCCTTGAAGTAGATCTTGCTGAACCTGCCGGTGTGGGCAGCAGTGTCAGAGATGAACTCGAAGCCGCCTGAGAGGTCTGCGTACATGGTCAGCTCCGTTTGATAGCGATGTTGCCTGGTCCACTAATTCTAAGACCCGTCAAGTACCTTTCAAACATCGGCGGAACGTGGTCAGCGCCAACAGCACCGGCCTTGTCAGGCGTCACGTCAATGCTGCCGATCTTGACGTTCTTGTAATCGTTCAGGCCGCTCAGGCTGATGCCGTCCGTGTTGTTCTTGAGGTAAACAGCAAGCTCAATCTGAGCACGCTTCACCTGATTCGGAATCTCGGTGTCGGTGAAGTAATCCTCAGAGATGCGGAAAGGGAAGCCAGTGGCGTACGTGTTGACGTAGGTATCGGGCTTTCGCACGCCAGTACGCGGCCATTGCCTTGCTTGCGTATCGGTGGCGCGTGCGCCTAAAAATCTTTCACGGTCTAGACGCTCAGCTGCTGCAGCTAGTGCCCGATTCCGGGTGTCGTCGGTGCCGGTCGTCCACTTGCCCACATCCGTGCTGCTGATCATCGCCTCGACGAACGTGTTCGCCTCATCCAGCGTTATGTAGCTGTTGGCGTTTGCGCCGCCCGCTGTTGCGTCGATTGTTACTGCCATCGGGCGTCACAGTAGAAGTCTTTTTGGTCGGCTTGTCAGGAGCGGAGGCCGCCGCTTGAGCAGCAGCCTCACGTTCCTTCATCCGCCTAAAGGCGAAAAGACCCATCAGGAGCTAGCGCCCTTCAGAGCCACGAAGTTGACAACGATTGCCTCACCAAGTGAACCGGCGGACACGTTTGCAACCGTGATCTTGAAAGATCCAGCAGCAATCGAGTTGGCCTGCACAAGGTAAGAACCAGCAGTTCCGGCAGAACCGTGGTTGCACACCACCACATCAGTGGCAGCGATCTTGTCGTTGTTAACGGTGAAAGAAACCTCAGCGGCTGCTGCAAGTGCAGCATCGTCGAGGGTGATCTGGCCGGACTCTGCGTTGAGAGTCACGGCAGTGGCCTTACTGGTGGCCTGGGTGACAGTACCGCCAGTAGCGGGGCCGACAAGGTTGCCGGCGGTTGCCTCAAAAATGGATGCCATGGTGATTACCCTCAGTCAAGGTTGCTGGTGTTGGTAATCCGCACGATGCCAATGTTATTGGTCTCGTACACCTTGGTCCAGTTGCCAACGGTTTCCAGTTGTGCCCGAGTGGGGTTGGAAACAGACGTCGAGAACTTCGAACCAACAGGGTGGTACACATAGTGCAGATCGATTGACATCGCATCGCTCTTGGCAAGGATGTCGCGATCAGTTTCAGTCTGCAGACCCAGCTGTTCGCCAGATGCCACAGCACCCTGGGTGAACAGGTAAGTGGCGTACTCGGTGGAAGCACCAGAGCCAGTCGTCTGCACGTCAGCAGAAACGATCACACGCAGGCCCATGAAGGTGGGAACTTGCACCGCACCAAAGGCAGGCGCAGTAGAACCCTGGGCAGCAGCGGTGTCAGGCGCGCCAGTGTTGTCGTAGATCATGTCGATCGCACGACGCTCCATCAGGTCGTAGTAGACCTTGGGGTGCATGGCGATAGCAGTCAGCTTTTCGCCTTGGTCGCCCAGGATGGATTTGCCTTCAACGATTTGGCGGGGGCCAAGAACCGTCGGGGTGTCACCAGTGGCACCGTCAACAGTCAGTGCTGAGTAGCAGGCAGAGCTGTTGTCATCTACAGCACCGAACACACCAGCCAGGCAGGACAGCAGGTCCTTCTGGCGTTGGTTGGCGATGTAGTCAGCAATCTTGGAACCAATGGCAGCCATCGGGTCAGAACCTGCGGCCAGTGCGGCGAGGTCGCGTGACTCGAAAGCACGACCACGGTGCAGGACAGCAGCAACCTGCTTGTCTGCAGTGATCTTGCCAGGTGTCAAAGAACTGGAATCTGTCAGACGCTCAAAATCGCCCGACAGGTTGGCCTTGTAAAAAGGCACTTGAATGAAGTCACCACCATCCTCAGCGGCATTCAGCTCAGCCATCGGCTGCACCACACCGGAAGCCAAGAAGGCATCACGCTGGGTGGTTTGCTCAATGACATACGGCGTAAATACCTCAGGGATGATGATGTCAGAGCGAAGAGTCGCCATGACAAATCCTCAGTGAATGGTTTTACGGTGCGGGCATAACCCTATGGCCAGTCGGCATAACCTTCCGCCC